TTATCCTATCCCCTTTAATTTTATTTGGTGTATCATTAGCAGGGGTGGACATACCACCTATACCTGAGTTTGATATGGGAAGTTTGATGACAGTCCTGATGGGTATGTTAGGACTAGGTGGGTTAAGAACCTATGAAAAACAAAAAGGAATTACTAAATAAATACTGTCTTGTATGTAGTGAACCTTTATTAATATATACAGTTTATACAGTACAACAAAAATTTATAAAGATGAATGGTGTCTGTATACCCTGTAAAGAAAAAGCAGACAAAGAACGATTAGAAAACAAAAAGGATATGTAATGGGATTCACCCTCTCACAACGAAGCCAAGATAGACTAGACGGTGTTAATGCAAACATGGTACGTGTAGTTAAGAAAGCTATAGACCTAACTAAGATAGACTTTGGGGTTATCTGTGGTATGCGTACAGTAGAAGAGCAGGAAGCACTGGTAGCCAAAGGAGCATCACAGACTATGAAGTCAAAGCATCTGGAAGGACTAGCTGTAGACTTGATGGCATATATTGGTGGGAGGGCATCATGGGAACTCAATGTTTATGATGACATTGCTGACGCTATGATGGAAGCTGCAAAGCTTGAGGACGTAGGTATACGTTGGGGTGCAGCTTGGCAGATAGATGATATGCGTACATGGAGTGGCACAATGGAAGAAGCCATGAATGCGTATGTTGATCTTAGAAGAGGACAAGGTAGGAGACCATTTATTGATGGTCCACACTTTGAATTAAGTTGATGTTTTTGCCGTTAGTTACAATATGTTTACTATCACCTATAGACCAATCTGTAGATTGTAAGATGTTTAATCCACAAGAACTTGCAGTGACACAACAAGAATGTAGAAAAATGGTAGGGGCATTTGTAAAACAGATAAAACTTAATCTTCCTGCTCCACACACTATACAATATAAATGTGTTGACAGGTCAATAGGGATATGATATAATGAGTAGAAATCTAACAGAAAAACAACAAAAGTTTTTGGATGTTTTATTTGAAGAAGCTAGGGGTAATCCTGCAACAGCACGTAAACTTGCAGGTTATGCTGATACAGTAGCTACTTCTTCTATTACAAGTGTTTTACAAGATGAAATTGCAGACATAACTAAAAAGTTTATTTCTTCTACAGCTACTAAAGCTGCATACTCTATGTATGAAATAATGAGCAGCCCAACAGACTTAGGTAATAAAGAAAAAATGACAGCAGCAAAAGATATACTAGATCGTAGTGGTTTTACTAAGACTGATAAAGTTGAAGTAACATCATCAAGCCCTTTATTTATATTACCACCGAAAAAAGATGAAGACGAGTAAGGATTGGAAACTTCCAGTACCTGACAAAACTGAGTTAGGTTTTGATTGGCAACCTGTGATAAGGGTAGGTAGGATTATACCCTTTGGATATACACAGGATGAGGAAGATAGAGATATGCTCCTACCTATTGAAAATGAGTTAGAGTTACTACAAAAGGCAAAGAAGTTTCTTAAACAGTACAGTTACAGGGATGTAGCAAATTGGTTGAGCACAGAATCAGGGAGATACATATCTCACGTTGGTCTAATGAAAAGAGTAAAGCTTGAGCAAAAACGTAAAACAGATGCTTCAACGCAACGCTACCTTGCTGAAAGGTACAAAGAAGCCCTTGAGAAAGCGGAAAAGCTTGAAGAAAGAAGAATTGGTGGAAGAACAGAAAGTTTATCCCCAAGCTAAACCAGAACCAATAGAAGTAGAAGAAGCACAGGGAGTAATCTTTCAACCAAACAAAGGACCACAGACAGAGTTTCTTTCAGCTAGTGAACGAGAAGTATTATATGGTGGCAGTGCAGGTGGTGGAAAATCTTATGCGATGTTAGCAGACCCTGTTAGATACCTTAACAACCCACACTTCCGTGGACTACTTGTAAGAAAGACAACAGAAGAACTAAGAGAACTTATATCAGTATCCAAACAACTCTATCCACAAGCAATACCAAATATAAGATTTATGGAAAGAGACAAGACTTGGGTAGCACCATCAGGAGCAACACTCTGGTTGTCCTACTTAGATAGAGATGATGATGTTACACGATACCAAGGACAGGCTTTTAGTTGGATAGGATTTGACGAGTTAACGCAGTGGGCAAGTCCATACCCATTTGACTATATGAGGTCAAGACTGCGTACTACAAAAGGAAGTGGCTTAGACTTATATCAGAGAGCTACTTCAAACCCAGGTGGGAATGGACACAGTTGGGTTAAGAAAATGTTTATAGACCCTGCTCCACATGGAGAATCATTTTGGGCTACAGACATTGCAACTGGTGAAACCCTTAAAATGCCACAGGGTCACAGTCGTGAAGGAGAGCCATTATTTAAACGTAGGTTTATACCTGCTACATTGTTTGACAATCCTTACTTAGCTGACGATGGGATGTATGAAGCCAACTTACTATCACTACCTGAACACCAACGGAAACAATTATTAGAAGGAAACTGGGATGTTAATGAGGGGGCTGCTTTTCCAGAATGGAACAGGAATATCCATGTTATTGAACCTTATGATATACCCCATAGTTGGTCTAGGTTTCGTGCATGTGACTACGGATACGGAAGCCACACAGGGGTCTTATGGTTTGCGGTCAGCCCATCAGAACAACTAGTTGTCTACAGGGAGTTGTACGTGTCTAAGGTTACTGCTGCAGACTTAGCAGATATAATACTAGAAGCAGAGGATGGAGAAAAAATTAGATATGGTGTTCTTGATTCGTCACTCTGGCATAAACGTGGAGATACAGGACCATCACTAGCAGAACAAATGATACTAAAGGGTTGTCGTTGGAGACCTGCAGATAGAAGCAGAGGATCAAGAATAGCAGGGAAAAATGAAGTACACAGACGATTACAGGTTGATGAGTTTACAGAAGAACCAAGAATAGTATTTTTTAATTCGTGTGTCCAAACAACTTCTCAACTACCATCTATACCACTGGATAAAAATAACTCTGAAGATGTTGACACTCATTCTGAAGATCACCTATACGATGCTTTAAGATATGGAATAATGACAAGACCAAGAAGCAGTTTATTTGATTTTGACCCTGCAAGCCAACGTACTGGTTTTCAAGCTGCTGATGCAACATTTGGATATTAAGGATATAATATGGAAGAAGATAATATAACTGCAGACTCTGAACAAGTAGTTGCTATTGAAGATATGGAAGAAGATTCTTATTCAGATGATAACGTAGGAGATATTGTAAAGTTTGTTAAGGGTAAATATCGTAAGGCTGAAACAGCTAGGAGAGGTGATGAGGAAAGGTGGATACAAGGCTATCGTAACTACCGTGGGTTATATAGCCCAGAGGTTCAATTTACATCTACAGAAAAATCAAGAGTGTTTGTCAAGGTTACAAAAACAAAAGTACTTGCAGCCTACGGACAACTTGTAGAAGTTCTTTTTGGTGCTAACAAGTTCCCACTTAGTATTAATCCTACAGTTTTACCTGATGGAGTAGAAGACACAGTTAGCCTAGAAACTAATGCTCAACTTAAAGAAGCTACAGGAGAGGCAGAAACAGGTGCTACAGACGCTCCACAACTTATGGCAGGTGAGACTATGCCAGAGTTTAACGAGCGTGTAGGACCACTTACAGACGATCTGAGTGCAGTTGAGAGTGATATTAAGTTTAAGTCTACTGGTAGTCCTAGCTCTGTCAACTTTCACCCTGCTATGGTTGCAGCTAAGAAAATGGAAAAGAAGATACATGACCAACTAGAAGAGTCAAATGCTAAGAAACAACTACGTTCTGCTGCATTTGAGGCTGCACTATTTGGCACAGGTATTATGAAAGGACCATTTGCTGTAGACAAAGAGTATCCTAATTGGGATGATGAGGGTGTGTACACTCCTATCTTTAAAACAGTGCCACAAACTTCTAATGTATCTGTATGGAATTTTTATCCTGATCCAGATGCAAACAACATGGATGAAGCAGAGTATGTTATAGAAAGACATAAGATGTCTCGTTCTCAACTACGTGCATTAAAACGTAGACCATTCTTTCGTAAGAATGCTATTGACAAATCCCTTGCAGAAGGTGAAATGTACAATAAAGAGTGGTGGGAACATGTCATGGAAGACAACGCTGAAGAAGACAGAGCAGAGCGTTTTGAAATCCTAGAGTTCTGGGGGTTTGTTGACAAAGAAGTTATTGAACAGCATGATGTAGATATCCCTGATGAGTTAAAAGATGTAGAGCAAGTCAGTGTTAACGTGTGGGTATGTAACAACAATGTACTACGTTTAGTTATGAATCCATTTACTCCTGCCTACCTACCCTACTATGCCACACCCTACGAAATGAACCCATACAGTATATTTGGTGTGGGTATTGCAGAAAACATGGATGATACTCAGACACTAATGAATGGGTTTATGCGTATGTCTGTAGACAATGCTGCACTCTCAGGTAATCTGTTAATAGAAGTAGATGAAACTAACCTAGTCCCTGGACAAGACTTAAGTGTATACCCTGGAAAAGTATTTAGAAGACAGGGGGGAGCACCTGGACAAGGTATCTTTGGAACTAAGTTTCCTAATGTCTCTAATGAAAACATGCAGATGTTTGACAAGGCTAGACAACTATCAGATGAGAGTACAGGACTTGCATCTTTCTCACATGGACAAACAGGTGTATCAGGTGTAGGTAGAACAGCTTCAGGTATTTCTATGCTTATGAATGCTGCTAATGGTTCTATACGCAGTGTTATTAAAAATGTAGATGACTACTTACTAGGACCACTAGGTAAAGCTTTTTTTAGTTTTAACATGCAGTTTGATTTTGACCCAGAAATAAAGGGTGATCTTGAAGTTAAAGCACAGGGTACAGAAAGTCTAATGGCTAATGAAGTGCGTAGTCAACGTCTAATGCAATTTATGCAGACTGTATCTAATCCTGCACTAGCTCCTTTTGCACGAATGGATTATTTAGTTAGAGAGATTGCTAAGAGTATGGACTTAGACCCTGATAAGGTAGCTAACTCAATGAGTCAGGCTGCAGTACAGGCTGAGATACTCAAGAAGTTTCAGGAACAAAACCCACCACCACCTCCACCCCAACAACCGCAGGGTCAACCACCACAGCAAGGACAAGCTCCTGTGGGTGGACAAGTACAAGACACTCAGGGATCAGGTGGTGGAAACATAGGAACAGGCTCAGTACCCACTCCTGATGAGCAAGGATTTTCAGGTAACACTGGTTCTGTACAATGAACTTAAAACAGTTAGTTAACAATAAAGAACTGTGGGATAACTTTGTAGAATACTTAGACCACACTATTACAATACATCAAAGTGCAATGGAACAGGCTGATGATATACACACACTGTATAAAGCTCAAGGCTCAATCTCTGCACTACGTAGACTTAAATACCTGAGAGAGGAAATGAATTAAAATGAAAAAACAAATGGAAATGTTTGAAGAGGGTGGTCTTAAAGATGATGGTACATCTAAAGATCCTGTA